TGAGCAGAAAGAGTTTGAGAAAATAGTAAACTTACTTTATCAGGATATATTTAGAATAGAATAATGGCTAGACCTAAGAAATATCATATAGACACAGAACAGCTACAGAAGTTAGCTAAATTAGGCTGTACAAACAAGGAGATGGCAGATTTTTTTGGGTGTTCAGCAGACTTACTTGAAAAGAGTTATTCGGATATATTACTAAAAGGAAGGGCAGAGCAGAAGATGAGGTTAAGGCAACTTCAATGGAAAAGTGCAGAAAATGGTAATGTAACTATGCAGATATTCTTAGGTAAGAACATATTAGGTCAACAAGATAAGTTAGAAGAGAACCAAATGGAAGAGCCTTTAGTATGGAATAATGATTGATGATACCTTTACCAGATAAAAAGTATAATATTATATATGCTGACCCAGCTTGGTCATACAGAGATAAAGCGAGTGCTGGTAAAAGAGGTGCTTGTTTTAAGTACCCAACAGTTACTCAAGATTGGTTAAATAAATTACCAGTTCAAGAAATATCAAATAATGATTGCATCTTATTTATTTGGGTAACACATCCAAAATTAAATGAAGTATTTGATCTTATAAAAAATTGGGGATTTGAGTATAAAACTTGTGCTTTTACTTGGGTAAAAAGAAATAAGAAAGCTAATACATGGTTTATGGGTATGGGTAGGTGGACAAGAGCAAATAGCGAATTATGTTTACTTGCTACTAAAGGTAAACCAAAAAGATTAAGTGCGAGTGTAAGAAGTATTATTGATACGCCCATTGAACAGCATTCTAAAAAACCAGATTGCACCAGAGATAAAATAGTTGAATTAATGGGTGATTTGCCAAGAATAGAATTATTTGCCAGACAAAAAGTAGAGGGTTGGGATTGTTGGGGTAATGAGGTATAATGCCATTAACTGAGCCACAGAAAAAAGTTATAAGTTCTGACGCAAGGTTTAGAGTATTAATTACTGGTAGAAGATTTGGTAAAACATATTTAGCCATAAATGAGATAGCAAAGTATTCCAGTCAACCTAATAAAAAAGTGTGGTATGTTGCACCCAGTTACAGACAAGCTAAAGCAATATGTTGGAGTGTATTAAAAGAAAAGATGTTGGCTCATAAATGGGTTAAATCAATCAACCATAGCGATTTGACTATAACATTAAGGAATAACTCACAAATAACATTAAGAGGAAGCGATAACGAAAATTCTCTCAGGGGAGTAGGTTTAGATTTCTTAGTCTGTGATGAATTTTCAGACATAAACAAAACAGTTTGGTATGAAGTATTAAGACCTACATTGTCAGATACAAAAGGATCTGCTTTTTTTTGTGGTAGTCCTAGAGGTTTCGGTAACTGGTCTTATGAGTTATTTAAGATGGGTGAAACTAATAACGATTGGGAAAGTTTTAAATATACTACATTAGAAGGTGAACAAGTAAGTGTAGATGAGATAGAACAAGCAAAACAAGATTTAGATTTAAGAACATTCCAGCAAGAGTATGAAGCAACCTTTGTAAATTATTCTGGAATGATATATTATAATTTTAGTAGAGAAAAAAACATTGTTGAGAAATACAAGGATAATAGTTTGTTTTTACATATAGGGTTAGACTTTAATGTTGATCCTATGTGTGCTGTAGTAACTGTAATAGATAGAAACATAGTAACAGTTATAGATGAGATACAAATATATTCTTCTAATACTAATGAAATGTGTGAAGAAATAAAAACAAGATATAAACATAAAAATATAATTGTATATCCTGATCCAAGTGCAAGACAAAGAAAAACATCTGCTGGTGGCACAACAGATTTAGCAATATTAAAAAACTTTGGTTATGAGGTAAAATGCAAGAATACAGCACCATTGGTCAGAGATAGAATAAATGCAGTAAACTCAAAACTAAAAAATGTTGCTGGTAAAAGTAGTTTATTTGTTTTAAATACTTGTAAAAATGTTATAAAGAGTATAGAAAGACAGATATATAAAGAAGGAACTACCATACCAGATAAGGATAGTGGATTTGACCACATGAATGATGCTTTGGGTTACTTAATAGAATACAACTATCCTATAAGAAGAAATTTTGTACCAACTGAGCAAAAGAGGTGGAGTTAAATGAACAGAGAACAATTACAAGAGAAACATCATTTATGGAAAGCTAACATAGAGAACTGGGAGTTTTATATCAGGTCTTATTTAGGTGGCAACGATTACAAGAACGGCTATTATTTACACAGATATATATTAGAATCACCAGAAGAATATGATGCAAGGATAAGGCATACTCCAATAGACAATCATTGTAAAAATGTTGTGCAAATATACACCAGCTTTCTATGGCGAGTACCACCCACAAGAGATTATGGAAGTTTAGACGGAGATGAGCAATTACAATCATTTATTAAAGATGCTGATTTAGATGGTAGAAGTTTCAATACAGTTATGAGAGAGGTGCAGATGAACGCATCTATTTATGGGAATTGTTGGGTCATTGTAGACAAACCACAAACTAATGCAAAGACTAGAGCAGAAGAACTGGCTCAAGATATAAGACCTTATGTGTCAATATATACACCTGAAAACATTGTTAACTGGAATTACAGCAGAGCAAGTAGTGGTAGATTTTATTTAGATTATTTAGTTGTAGTAGAAGATATAAATTCAGAAAGAGCCATAATAAAAGTATTTACAGAAGAAACTATCAGCACTTATGAGGTGGAGGAATACGAGAAGGAATATGAAGAAGGAGATGCAAAGCTATTAGAAGAAATACCAAATCCTATAGGAGTTATTCCAGCAGTAAATGTTTACAACCTAAGAGGGAATAAAAGACCAATAGGTATAAGTGATTTGTCAGATGTAGCTTACTTACAGCAATCTATTTATAATGATTACTCAGAAAAAGAACAACTGATAAGACTAGCCAACCACCCTAGTTTAGTAAAAACCCCTAATGTAGAAGCTAGTGCTGGTGCTGGTTCTATTATTGAAATACCTGAAGATATGGATAGTTCTCTTAAACCTTATATCATACAGCCTAGTGGTCAAAACCTTGATGGTATAATGAAATGTATTCAAAATAAAGTAGATGCCATAGATAGAATCACACACATGGGTTCAGTAAGAGCAACAAGTGGACAAATAGCTAGTGGTATAGCATTACAAACAGAGTTTCAGTTACTAAATGCAAGACTATCAGAAAAGGCAGATTATTTAGAAAACGCAGAGGAACATATCTGGGGTTTATTTGCTAATTGGTTAGAAAAAGAGTTTGATGGTTCTGTTAATTATCCAGACACTTTTGATATTAGAGATTGGGCAAACGATATGCAATATTTACAAATGGCAAAAGCAAGTGGTGTAAAATCAGAAACATTTAACAAAGAAATAGACAAGCAGATAGCAGATACAGTTATAGATGATAATGATAAGATAAAAACAATAAACGAAGAGATTGACAACTCAAGATCAGTTAGAGGTCAGTTTCAAACTACTAATGTAGAAGGAGTGACAGTTGGCGAAACGGAAGAAGAAGCGAGTTCCTAAAGATAAAAAAACCAAGATACCCAAAAAGTATTTATCAGGTTTAAAGGGGTCAAAACGCACCATGAGGGCTAGTTTAATAAAACAAGTTAGTGCATTATATAAAAGTGGTGCAAGAATACCTAGATCATTATTGAGAAGAAGAACGAGGGTGTAATGGCAGTAAAAAGAAAACCTTTATCAGCATCTACTATAAAAACACTAAAACAAAAAGCAAAGAAATCTAAATTATTTAATCTAGCTGATTTGAAAGCTAGTTTTCGTAGAGGACAAGGTGCATTTCTTAGTTCTGGCAGTAGACCACGCATACCTATGAACGCTTGGGCTATGGCTAGAGTAAATAAACTAATTAGTAGAGGTAGATCAGGAACATTTGATAGAGATTTAATTAGAAGAGCAAGTAAAAGGAAGAGAAAAAAGTAATGGCAGAATATAGAGGTAGACAAGTAAAACTGAACAAACCTTTTAGATTATCTGCTAGTGAATCAAAAAGAAAAAAATTTGGTGTATATGTAAAAGAAAAATCTACTGGGAAAGTAAAAAAAGTTACTTTTGGTGCAAGGGGTATGAGTATTAAAAAAAACATACCAGCTAGGCAGAAGTCATTTTTAGCTAGAATGGGTGGGGTGCTAAAAGAGGTAAAAGGTCAAAAAACATTATCACCAGCATATTGGTCAATAAGAGCATGGAAGAAAAACTTTCCTTTATAAATTATGTCTAGGATATTAGAAAAATTAGCAGATCAGCATGAAGAACGCATAATAAATGTATTATATAAGCTAGAAGAAGATGTTGTAAAAGAAGTCACAAGATCCACTAATGGTCAACTTGTATCACAAAGAATAGCAATTCAACTTAGACCAAAAATAAAACAATTAGTAGAAAACAGCTTTTTGAATGAAGCTGATCTAATTATTAATGAGGAATATAATAAGATAGCAAAACAAGTATTAGATGAGTTTGGAGAAATGCCTATTCCTAATAAATTTAAAAGTCTTACAGAAGTAAATTTATCTACTATCAATGCACTAAAGTTTCAAAGTTACTCTGGCTTTGAAGATATAGGCGAAAGATTTATTAAAGTTATTAATGATGAATTATATCAGAGTACCATAGCTGGTAGACCTTTTGAGGACATGGTTACTAATATTAGATCACACATTAATGGGGTGTATAAAAAATCAAACCAAAGAGAAATAAACGAATTGGTAGATTTTGTCAATGAAAACAAATTTAATAGTAGTATGAAACTACAAGTAGAAGATGCTGTTAGAAAATTACATACTCAATATGCTAGTGATAGGGCTGGTAATAATCTTAGAAGGTATGCCGGTCAGATAGCACATGATAGTGTTATGCAGTTTCATGGTCAGTTCAC